AAGTATAGCGGCCATCTGATCCTGCATTTGAGCCAGCTTCGCATCTGTTTCTGCTTTTATTTTAGCAGTTTCTAAGTCCTTTTTGGCAAGTTCTTCTTTCAAAGAATTGATTTCGCTTTCACGTTTATCGGTTTCTGCCGCATTGATAGCTAGATTTAAAAATGCCTTTGCCTTGTCACGGAAAGCATAAGGTGACATTCCTGCCGCCATACCCATGCGCTGTAACTGTAGGTCAGATGCGTGTGCAATCGCTTCAACAGTGTGAAACTTCAATGCCCTTAACTCCTCGGCTTGGCTTTTTGACACAATAGGCCATTCCGATACGGGAGTGCCAACAATATCAGGTTCGTTTGCGCCCACACGGTTCATGTAGTTAGCCCACTGGATCGGAAAACGGGTCTTATGGCTAGGTAGCGCATAAGTATCGATCTCGGTTAGGGTATCGCCAGCTACACAAATGTGTACAAAGTCAAACTCTTTAAATATTGGTCTGCCAGCTTCTAGGGATTCTTGTTCTTGTTGTACGGGTCGTTTGTAGAAACGAACCTGTAAACGGCTGTCTGCGTTGTTTTCATCTGAAGGTAATGCCATTTTTAATTCTCCTAAGGTATTAGGTTGTTAAAAGGAAAAAAGGGGCTACCAATTAAGGTAACCCCCCGTTTTTACTACAAAAAGCTATTAAACACTAGCCTTACTGAACCAACCATAATCGCCCGATGCCATAGAAGCACCTGACACATATGTACCAGCACCCAAGGTAACTTGGAATGTGGAAGCGTTGATTACGCAAGTAGCGGTTGATGCGGCAATTGCTACACCAGCTTGTGCGAATACATAGCGTAAGCCATTATTTGCAAAAGTCTGTAGACCGAGTGGCCCAATGGTAGGAATTGCTGTGCCAGCGGAATTTGAGTTGGTGTAAGCAACACCATCCAAGTCTACGCCAGCGATGGGGAGAGTTGTATATGCCATGATAATTTTCCTTTTCTAATCAGTGGATTAAGTGCCTGACAAGATGCCTTGCAATGAAGCATTAGAGCAGGTAAGGTTACCGGCCCAGCCATACAGCTTCACGATTGCATCTTGGTTAATCGATTGACGCTCACCACCGATAGGAACGAAATTACGCTCTTTATGTGGGCGGAAGAAAATGTAGTTGGTGTTCAAGAGATACATATAAAGCGGATTCTCTTGTGCGCCAATACCACCACCGAGTACAACATCGGCAGACATACCACCACCGTAGAACTTCAAGGAAGCAAAACCAGCCGCACCTTCGTCTACACCAGCAATACGCTGGATAGCCTGTAAGGATGCAACATAGCGTTGATACAGGGTGTTACCAGCAATAATGAGGTCTACCTTATCAGTTCCACGAACGGACTTGATTGCGGCTGAAGTCATAGCGGCTTGGATCAAGGTAGAAGAATCTGCACCTGTGGAAGATTGGTTTTGCCAAAATGTCCAGTTTGCACGATTGATACCACCGTATGTACCAGTTGTGTTAGCAACAGCAACAGCGGCCGCTAAACCAGTAATGTTCTTACCACCGTTACCTGTACCGTCACCATAAATGTCACCCGAAATGCGGTTCAAAAGACGAGCCTCAGAAACTTGCATACGACCATCTAACAGGTCAATGATTGCTTCTTTGCTTGAGTTTTGGAGCATTTCTAGACCACTCATTGTTACAGAGTCAGCGTACTGAGTAATGCTGAACTGTGCCGCAGAGATTGGGCTATCAGGGGTGATATTTAAAACTTCGTATCCGCTATACGAATTAACATTGTTCGTATTTGGATCGTTGTACATGATTTCCTCAAGGATTACATTACCGCCTGAGAATGGGCGTACATTGCCCTTTGAGTTAAGACGCTGTAGAACTGCGTTGTTCTGCGTCAAGTTGTCTGCCAATACTCCGCTACGGCTTTGAATGGTAGTAGCGATAATATCGGTAATTGCACTATTAGCAAATGCCATGATATTTCCTTTATTAAGTTAAGTTAAACCCTACCGCTTTCTGCTTCGGCTATTTGAGCCATTAGCATTGAGCGTCTGTCCTTTGCATCTGTCTTAGACACTTGACCGCTAGGAGTAACGGACTTCGGACTAACAGCAGTTGCTTTAGCTTTTGCTACTTGCTGTGCCTTAGATGCTTGGGTACTTGCTGACTTCAGGAGTCGATCCTGATCCAGTTTGTACGCTTCATCGTTTATGCGCACTGCTTTGGCATAAGCCGTTTCAAGGTCTTGGGCTATACCTCGCTCAAGTAATTGAGCCATATCTTCCCTTACCATGTCAAAGTGCGGAAATCGCTCTTTGTTACTACTTACCCGTTCGATTTCTGACATCAAACGAGCATTTTCTTCTTGCTCCCGAATCGCTGACAGTTGTTGCACCTGCTGTTGTGTTGCCTGTAGCTGTTGCATTAACTGCTGTTGATACGGGTCTACATACGCCTGTTCAGGCATTTGTAAGCTATCTGAATTTAATTGTATTCCATAATCTTGTGCAAGTCTATGGAACGCACTTAGCTTCTGTTCGTAAGTTCCATTAGCCAGCGTATAGTGCGCCCGACCTAAGTTCTGTATCCAAGCTACTGGGTGAATGCCATGCTTTTGTAGTTCAGGTACAAATGGGCCAATCGCTTCGGTTAACTGTCTAGCGTTGTCGGCTTCAGCTTTGTAGGCAGATACACCTTTCTTGTACTCGGCTTCACGCTGGTTGGCGTATTCAGCAAACTTAACGAAATCCTCTTTGTTAAGCTGTTCGCCCTTTTCCATCTTGTTCCAAATTTCTACATACTCTTTCTTCCATGTAGTTGGGCGTTTTACTTCTTCAGCCACAGCAGGAACTTGTCCCACGCTGTCAGGTTCTTCAACGGTATCGGTTTCGCTATCGACTTCTGCGCTGGCTTCCTTTGCTTTGAAGCGACCTTTTTCGTCACGGTCAGGACTTTCTTCGCTACTTTCTTCACTGCTCTCGGCTTCGATTGGATCGTCATTTACTTCAATCTCCTTTTCAATAGGTGCTTCAAGTGTGCCTTCTTCGGCTTGCTCTAGTGCGGCTTCCAGTAACTCTCTGCGGTCATCTGACATGGTTTTCCCTATCTATAGTTAAGTTTTGAATACGCTATTTCAGCGATCTGCCGTTTACGGGCTTCTTGGTCTTTACGGCTAAATTCATGGGTTTTCTGCTGTGTAGGCACATCGTTGCCTAGTTCAATGCAATTGTTGCGTTTTAGATTCTCACGGTGCTTAGAACGGCTAGATACCCATGTACCGTCTGCCATGCTTATGTGACCCTCTATGTCAGGTATCACCGTTGGGGCTTCCTTGGGTGTCATCTCCAGCTTTGCTTGCCATGCGCTGTCAGCTTCCTCGCCCTCAAAGGGTAGATTCCAATACGCTAGGTACTTTTCACGGTCATCAAACTTGCTTTGGTCATATTCTTCGTGATCGACCTTGCAATGCGGGCATTTAACGGTGACTTTGACTAAAGCCATTACATTCTCCTTATGATGTCAGGTAATTGGTCGTATTCTTCGGGTCTAAGTAGGCAAACGCTGTCGTACCAGCGGGCATTCTTCCAACGCCAACAGACAAATTCCTCTTTGGGTAGCAAAACCACGCACTTTACGCCTAATGCGCCAGCTAAATGCGCTGTTCCTGTGTCTACGGTCACAATTCCCTTCATCGCCTTCATATGCGAGGCGGTTTGCACCCAGTTTTTCTTCCAACCATCGTCAGGCAGGGGGTGAAATAGCCCATCGGAGTTAGGATTTAGGCTATAAGCGTCATCACCAACCAGTTCAGCCATGTGTCGGTAGTCAATTGACTTGATGTAGTACAGGGTTTGCTTGCTTGCTTCCCAATTTACCCCGATTTTGGGCGGGATATTGCTAGGCAGGGCGTGTAAATAGCCCTCTGAACCCACAATCTTCTTACGGGTCACGGGGAACATAGCCTTGACTAGCGGATGCGATAACGAAATATAGTACGGGAGCGACATCGACCCTATCCAGTAGTCTGATTGGGTTGCCGCACCCTCTGTTAGATCATTACTAAACACATCTACACTGTGTAATTGACCTAAAAGGTGGTGAAGTGTGCCTTCTTGTAGGACTACGACCTGCTTTGCGCCTAACGCTTTTAGGGCAGGTAGGAATCGGGCAAACATAAGAATGTCACCAAACCCTTGCTCCATCTGTACGGTGATGGATTTATTGATTAATGGTTCACCTCTCCATACGGGCATCTTAAGCGCAGGAGCGTAAGGCTGGGCTTGCTTGGCAATAATTTGAGGATGCCAGCGGTATTCAAATAACCTAAAGCCTGACTCGTATCTGCCAGCGTGTAGGTGTTCGTAAGCTAGTTTGTACTGGCTATCAGCGTCTAGTGCAGAAGTATTAATACGGATTCCTCATCGTCTAGTTCCTCTAGGCGTTTGGCTTCCAGCATTCTTAACTCCGCTTGTATTCTAGCGGCTTGTTCTCTGTAAGCTATCGCCCCAAGGATGTTGTCCAATTGGTTCTGAAGGTAGCTTATAGACCGCTGTAACTCTAGTGTATCGTCTGACGGTATATCAGCCTTAACCTCTTGTTTGGATTGTACTTTAGCTTTCTTAACTTTTGCAACAGGATCAATTAAATCTTTAAATGCCTGTTTGCGTGATGCGTTAGCATCTTTGATGGATTGCTCCATTTTGCGTTGGCGTTCAGCAATCTTTTTCTTTAGCTTCTGAATCCTACGCAGTTCTTCTTGGGTTATCCAAGCATCATCACCACCAGCCTTTGTTGATGGGGTTGGCGGTACACCACTTATCTGAAATGCGTTATTTTGAAACGCATTAGCTTGGAAAGCTGTTGCAAAACTCACAGAACTACCCAGCGTGACCCACTAGAAACTGTGACTGTTACACCTGAATTAACAGTTATTGGCCCTGCTGAAGTTGCCGAATCACCGCTTGCAATCGTATAGCTTGCCGATACAGTCTTGTTATTAACCACAATTCCGTTGCTTGCTCTTACAACTTGGGCGGTTAAAGTTGTGCCGTTATAGGTAAAGTTAGCCGATTGATTTAGGGTTGTAGTGCCTTGACCATACGGAATATAGTTAGTCGTAAAGGTTACGGCTGGGGCTTTGTTATTAAAAGTAGTCCAATCCGCAGAACTTAACGCACCCCGATTGGTAGCCGATGCAGTTGGCACATTCAGCGTGATTACAGGGGTTGTTGTGCCGTTGGCTACAGTAGAACTTAGGTCTGTGCCTGTCGTGCCTAAAGTCAGGGCAGAAACGCTGGTAACTGTTCCATTGCCCTTGCTGTTAAAGGTAGTCCAATCGGTGCTTGATAAGAAGCCATTGACGCTTCCTGTAGCTTGTGGGATGGATATAGCAGGTGTAGCACCGCCTGACGATACGATTGGGGATGTTCCTGTAACGCTAGTTACGCCAGTATTGGCAATGGTAAAGCTAGGGTATGTGCCTGATACCGAGATTCCTGTGCCAGCAGTTAGGCTAACTGTTTGGTCGGGGGCAGTATTGGTAATGGTTACCGCACCTGTAGCACCGCTTACGCTAATCCCTGTTCCAGCTACGGCAGAGGTCACACCTGTGTTGTTTACAGTAATTGTTCCACCTGTTGCAGAACTAACTGAAATAGCCGTACCTGCTGTCAGGCTAGTGTTTTTCCAATATCCGTTGGTTTGGTCATAGCTAAGTAATTGACCGCCTGTAACGCTAGTAATCTGTACATTGGAATCCGTACCGCCAAGCTGTGTGCCATGAATAATCTCTACAACAACTGAGCCTGAACCACCTGACCCTGCGTTTGTAACCACAGCGACTTCGGTTTTACTATTTGGGGCAGATGGCTTAGTTTTAGTCATCAAGCCGTTGCCTGTGGGGTTGTAATACAAAGTATCCCCGTCAGCCCATGTTTCGCCTGAGCCTGAACCTGTGGTATTAAACCCTCTTAAATTGCCTGTGGACATGATGTAACCAAAGGCATTATTAGCAATATCTTCTGCGGCAATACCAATAATATCCGTTGAATTGGTCATATTGGCGGTGGTTGGAGCAAAGGTAATTACGCCTGACGAGCCATTAGCACCCGTCTTTTTAATCAGTTGACCTTTAGTTATGGTGGCTGTTGCCTTACCATAAATAAAAGTTTGTAAACCAATCTCTTGAACGATATTACCGCCTGACATACCTATTCCAAGCGTATCATTACCATTCCACCCCATCTGACCAGTAGCTAAAGTTGTTGCATATGCGGTGTTAAAGTCCACATAATTAATATCGGTAATCGTGGTAGCACCAGCAATACCGCCTGTGTCGCTGACAGTTACGACTGAGTTTTGGATTAGCTTGCCAGTAGTGGTATCAAATCTAGCTATTGCATTGTCTGTGCTAGATGCAGGGCCAACAACATCACCACCTAAAGATGGACTTGTATTGGTAATTGTAAAGTTAGGATAAGTGCCACTTGTGCTGATTCCTGTACCAGCGTTTAAAACAACGGTTTGGTCGGGGGCTGAGTTAGTAATTACACCTGTACCTGAAACATAACTAATGCCAGTTCCAGCACTTACAGAAGCCCTAGCCCGTGCATCCGTGTAGTAAAGGTTTGTACCTTCAGCAATATTGGTCGTGGTTAATACGACTGCGCCTGTCTGCCCGTTGACCGAGGTTACCGTTTCGGTGTTATCGACCTTCTGCCAAACAGTTCCGTTATATACCGCCCAATCGCCCACAAGCCAATCAGTGATCCCATCAAGGTTAGTATTACCAGCAACGCTGACAACATAGTAATAACCTTTAGTACCAGTAGAGGAAGTAAGAGTAGGGGTGTTAGTGCTTGCATTCCATGTTCCTTGATAGCTAAGTGCGCCTAGGACTGCGGCAGGAAGTTCGCTTACAGGTACTTTACCGCCAGCATCTAGGGTAGCTACACCGTTAGCCGATCCAGCATTCCTAGTCGATGCCGTGCCTAGTCCCGTAATGTCTGTATTGGGAATGGTCGAAGAAGCTGTAAAGGCAGAAGTTCCTGCGCCCTTAACATAGCCTGTCAGGGTTGTTGCACCTGTACCACCATTGGCTACGCCTAGCGTACCCGTGACATTGGATGCAGGAATAGTCACCCCGCTGATTGTTCCACCTGTAATCGCTACCGCATTGGCATTCTGTTCTGCCATCGTGCCAATACCCGTTAGGTCATGGGTATCGTTCCAGTTTGATGGCTGGACAATGGTTGGATCACCAGCGTCAGGAATGGCACTTACAAACTTATGTTTGACTGAGATAGGCATTACTGAACTCCGATGATTTTACCGTCTTGTCCTCGTACTACCTGCTTGGGTCGGTTATGGTTTTCGTTGATGGTGTTAACTAGGTCACCCAATGCCAAGGTCATCTGTTGGTTGCTCATGCTTATAGCGTCAGCAATTGGCTGTAATGGGTGTTCCATTGACTTAGCCATATCCATCTCGGTCATGTAAGCCTGTTCACCACTGGACTCATCCGCACCGATACGGGCTACCTCAATCTTAGCCCCGTTGTTGATGTGGGCGAGTAAGACCTGAGTATTGCGCTCGGTGTGCATCTTCATCTGAGCGACCTTGATCTCCATCTCCCGATCCATAGCGTTACGCTGTTCTTCCAGTTGGAACTTAAGCTGGTTCTCTTGGGCTTGGTACTCTTGTTTAGCCTTCTCCAGTTCCATCTGCATCTGCATCTTTTGCTGGTCAATCTGTAACTGCATCTGCATTTCGGCTTGTTTAGCCTGTATCTTGGCTTGCTCGATTTGCATTTGCATCTGCATCTTCTGCTGTTCAGGGCTAGGTGGCTTGGGTTGTCCTTCTGCCATTTTTGCTTGCTCACGGAACTTGTCAGCGGTTTCGTCAATCATGCCCTCTAAGCCTTTACCAGCCTTAAATGCGGTGACACCAAACTTCAGCATCTCGACCAACATAGGGGTAAGTTCGGGGGTAGCCTGTGCCGCTGGTACTGCTTGCGATAAGAACCCACTCATAGCGGATAAGAACTCTAGACGGTCAGCCTTTTCCTGCTGTTCGTCTTGGAATATCATCGAGTCGCTGGTCACCTCAACACGGAAGTTCTTAGCGGATTCGTTACGCAATAAGGCTAAAGCTTGTGGGATTAATTGCTGATCCTGTGGGCTTAGTTGCATTGCACCACTGATCTTGACGATGGTGTCATCGGTAAAGTGGTTGCAGATAATCTGCGCCTTGATGCTCAAGAGTTCGGTAGCAAAGTCTACGACAGCGTGTTGCATGGTTTTTAATCGACCTGCCGCATTGTTGGACTTGATAATCTGTGCGCCAAGGGTTTCGCTTGGGTCTGTCTGTCCACGCTGAATATCAGCGATACCCATAATCTCGTAGATTTGGTTCTTAACCTGATCCATTGCCTGATACGACATCTGAAGGGCTTGGGCAATCGGTGCAATATCTACAAGGTTGATAGCCCCCATCATTCCACCCTTCTCACTGAAGGCGGCATAGTTCTTGACAGGGATCAGGGTATTGTTCTCACCCTCGGAGAACAGGCGGGCAAGACTTGGTTCGGATGCGTCATAGACACCACGGACTTTCAGGGCGTTTATAAAGCCATCTATACGGTCAGCCAGCGTGTCTAACTGCTTGGCTTGGTCTTGGTATAGAACAAAGTCAGGAATCGGCTCTAGCTTGTCTGTAGTCAGTGTGGCGTACAGTGGTTTAGGGCAAGGCCAAAAGTTCTCAAGCTTTAGCGGGTCAGGGCGTGTATCAAGTATCTTACCCATTGACTTTGATAGCCAAAGCACCTCGCCCGATGTCTTATCCCAAATCTCATAGATAACGGCTTCGGATGCGCCCTCACCCATCTTCTCGTTGAAAGTTTTAGAAGTTTCAGGTTTTGTGTCTAGGGGTATCTTGTTACCCAATTCCTCACCAAAACGCTCGACCAATGCTGGTCGGGTCATGTAAACCTTACGCCATACAGCGGTTACTTCTTCCCATGTACGGGCAATCGTATGTCCAAAGTCACGCCAGTAAACATAGTCAACAGGCGCACATTCGTACTCGATGCGTTCCTGATCCTCACGGTAGATACCGCCTTCGGTTTCGGCTTCGTCTGTATCCTCGGTAACTTGTAGTCCATCTTCGGGCATACCTTCAGCCATACCACCAGCTTCACCAGCAATGTGCGGTTCGTAGCGTACCCACGATGTACCACGCCCACCCAGTAAGCGGTCTAAGACCGACTGACTCATAGCAGACTTGTAGTCACCGTAATGGGTAATCTCGTAGTCCAATGCCCGTTCAAGCATCATCGATGCCACCCGTGCCACTGGATCGTTATCTCTGAACCTACGGCTTACATCGGGTCTTGGTAGACGGGCAAAGATTGCTGGGGTAATCGTTTGGACATTTGACCAAAGGATATTGAATCGGGCGTTAGGGTTGTTCCTAGTACGGCTGTCATCACGATACCGCTTGATGATGCGGTCAGTACGGGATTCCCATTCCTTGTACGCTCTTTCGTACCCTGCAATGGTGTTATACCAATCTTCGTAGGTGTGATCCATGTTTATATCCTGCGGTATGTTTGTTTAGGTGTTTGCTTCCATAATTCGTCAAGGGTCACTTCGTTTTCCCCGACAGATACGCCTTTAACCCTTGTATCTTTGAGGATAGGGCTGTCCTCATCCTTCCAAACAATGCTGAGATAGCGCATCGCATCGCTAGAGTGTGATGTCCAATCGTGCTTCGGGCGATCTCTAAATACTTTCTTATCATCATCCCACTCCCTTTGGTATTGGCGCAAACATTCAATTAATTCGTCACACTTATTATCGAACCAAGCACGGGTTAATGCAAGTCTTGTAGCTTGTATTCCATCCTGAAGTGATAGGTTTGGAACAATTTTTAGCTTGTTTATGTCAATTTTTGTCGCAATTTGTTCGATTATGCTTTTGCCACCACTCGCCAAGGTTTTAGCCCTAGCGTCATGGGGCAGGTAATGATAGCCATACTTGTACCCGTATTCATCCTCTTTCTGCGCTAGTAATCCAAGGTAGTAAGGAATGGCTTGACCGTTAGACATATGGTGGTCTAGCACCCGTATCTCACCGTATACCACTTGAAACCAAATCACAGCCGTGGAATCATTAAAGCCCAAGTCCCAAACGGTATGGCATGGGAACATTGGGTCATAGTCCACTGTGGTGATGCGCTCAAGGTCTGTAATCCTACGCATCTCCTGACCGTAGAATGCGCCAAGTATTGCGGCTTCAAAGCTACAAAGGAACTCCTGCTCGTACTGGTTAGCTGACATAGACTGTTGTGCGTCTAAGAGTTCAGCTTCAGGCAATAGTCCTGATTGGTCTGCTCTTAGGGTCTTGACATACCAGTTCGGGTTCTTTTGGGCTTCGTTATAGATGTCATAGAAGGCGTTATGCCCCTTGGGTGTACCGATGAAAGTAGCCCAGCCTTGGCGGTCTGTAAGCAATGGGCGCACAATCTCACCCCACAGCCTTGGTTTCATGTCTGCGTACTCGTCTAAGACCACGCCATCAAGGTATAGACCCCGTAAGGCATCGGGATTGTCTGCGCCAAATAGTCTGATCTTAGCCCCATTGACTAACTCTATCCATAACTCGGATTGATTAGCCTTGACTATGGCTGGTTCTGCAAACTTGAGTAAGTAATCCCATGCAATGTTCTTAGCTTGGGCGTAGTACGGTGCTATGTAGGCGTAACGGGCGTTTTCTTTCTTCTCCATGACTGCCCTACGGATTGTGTCCGCAATGGTCGCTACGGTCTTTCCTGCTCGTCTATGGCATACCAGTACAGCCCAGCGTTGGTCACGCTTGTGAAAGTCTATGAACGCATCCCGTGCCTTGTAGGGATACTCGTATTTTTTGACTACCTCAATCAAGGAATTTGTGTTCGTGTATTACCTTCATTGGCTGGTCATCATTGGTCGAATGCTCAGTTCTAGCCAGTTTAGGTAGGTGGTACTCCATTACGCTTTGTAGCATACCGAATGCTTTTTCAGGATTGGGCGGCACTACATACATTGGATTGCCTTCCTTACTAAATTTAGGGTTGCCATCTTTGTCGGTCGCTTGGATGCCATAGGCAACGCTCTGTAGCCATTCTTCCATTTTGTTGGCATTACCATCAACGAACCGAGCAATCGCTTCACGGGCTTGGCTAGTGCTTTTATTCACTGCCCCTGCCTTGCGCCCCACATTTAAATTGGGGTGTTCGCTATTTTTCGCTAATTTAGCGGTCATATCTTTTCCAAGTAGTTGTTAAGATAGATTAATCTTTGGTACAATTATATTACAAAACAAGGAGATTGCAATGACACCCACTGTTAATGTTGATGTGCCTATGTCTAAGCCAATGCTTGATGCTCTTACCTTACATGAAACCTTTTGTATTGCTTCGGGCATTGTTTCTGTAACCCATGAATCTGTGTGTTCTTTTCTATCTCAACGCTTTGGCGAACAGATGGCGAATCAATTTAAACCTGAATACTTGTATTAATACCCTAACTGTCTTAGAAGGTTTGCGGTTAGGATTCCTGAATATGGCTTCATCTGCATTGCTCGCAAGTCAGGATCAGATGGGTTTCTTGGGTTAGCAATGCCACGCTCTTTTACTACATTGGGCAAAAGTTCAAAAATATTATATTCTTTGTCAATTGTTCCTAAACCTTGACCAGCCACGCCCCTTGGATACGATGGGTGACCTGACTTCATAATCATGGGCTGATCTGCAAAAATTTCACCAATGTTTTGTATTCCACCTTCCATAGCATTGATTTGGCGTGGATCAGTAACCGATAATCTAGCTTGACCGTAGTTTAAGCCGCCTAGGTTTCTAAAATCCCTATCCATGATCTGCATGATCGAATCCCTTACGACCTTTGGTGCGGCTCTATATTGGGCAATGCTTTCAGCGTTATCTACGCCCTTCCAGCTTGGGATCAAATCTTTAATTGCGGCATTTAACGCTTTTTTATCTGTTTTGCCCATTGCGGCTTCAGCGTATCCAAGCATACTTTCGCCTGTCATGTGAGCAAAGTCACCACCCGAAGGGGCCATTCTCCAAGGAATATAAAGCGGATTCTGTCCAGTAACTTCTTTAAGAAGTTTGGCGTTTTCAAGGATTGGCTTAACTGCGCTTTGTGCTGATGCCCACACCTGATTGGGTGCGTTAAACATATAGTCTTGCCCACCATAAAGGTGTACGGGTCTTTTAAACATGACATCGTTTACGCCTAGCAAGTCACCGCCAGCGGCAGTACGGTCAGACATACTGGTTATAAATGGTCTGCCTTCAAAGTCTGCCAACGATACCTTAGGAATTGGGGTTTTGTTTAATTGCTCGACCACAGGCACAGTAGTGGCTATCTTTTCTATGTCTGACTTGCGTTTATTGTCAAATCGCACATCAAAGTCACCAATTGGCTTATTGCGGATAGCTTCAGCTAGGGCTTTGTTTTGCGGTGCGATATATTGAATGCCACCTATTTTGGCAAGATAATCTTCTGCCATGCTTGCGGCCTTAGGTGCTAATGCTCTAGCGGTTGGTGCGGCAAGTGGTGCGCCCATTGATGCTACAGCTATTGGCAAGGCAAGCGGTTCGCCTTGTTTAAAACCTTTCTTACTGCCATATTTACGGTCACCGACCATTGCGCCTTCAGCAAACCCTGTTTCATTGGGTAGTCGGTTAACGCCAAACATTTGGGTAAATGCTTGGGGGTTGTACATAAAACGCTGTGCCTCGGTGGGTAGGTTTACCACCCTATCACTGAAGGAGCGTAATGCACTAGCTAAGTCCATTACAAAACTTCTTTATCCAAGTCTTTTAGTTTGTTAGCGAGCATAGCCCTGCGCTCTAGACGCAATCGTTGCTGTTTCTCTAGCGTGGATTCTTTATGGGGTTGTAGTAAGCTGTTTTCGGGCTTAATTTTTTCTTTTTTAAACATCACATATCCCTCATCTTAGAAGCAATCATCTCTCTGCGAGTAGGTTTAGCAGTCTTAGCAGATTCTTTAAAGTCTTTAGCGGATGGTGCGCCTTCGCTACCTACCTTACGCATCTTTTCGCCTGATCCAGCCTTGATGCGCTCACGCTTGGCGTGGATGTTTGCATATAGTCCTTGTTTAGCCACAGTTCCATCTCCTCATAGATGCTTTTGCTCGTTCAGCGTTCTTGCTCTTAGCGACTACACCACCCATACGGGCGCAAAATGATGCCTTCCTGCCTTTATCTGCCTCAGACTTAGGGTTTGGTGCTGGGGCTTTCAGGTTAGCGTTGTTTTTACGATTGTATGCCGCCCTACCTTTGGCGGTCATCCCTGCGCCCTGCTCTGTAGGCAGGTAATTCTTATCCTTGCCCGTTGTTGTCTTAGGAATGGGTTTATCGTGCTTTTCTACTGCCGCACGAATGTCATCCCTACGACTCATGCCTTTTCCTCAATGTACTTGGCGTAGGCATCCTCTAGCTTTGCCTTACGGCTACCTTTGGCGTTTTCACGCTCAACATTTAGGGCGATAGCAGTAGCCTGTTTGCCTTTATAACCTTCGGATTTAAGTTTTTTAATGTTTTTACCAACAGATTCTTGGCTACCTGATTTATCGAGTGGCATAAATATCCTTAATCAAATTGTTTGCGATACATTAGCGATACACCGCCTTGACCCATCGGCTGACCCATAAACTGTGATTTATTGGGGTAATACCCTAAA